CCGACATTTGGCGCGTGCTTGAAGCCAGGTACGCGATGGAAGCCGCCAAGCGCCAGCTGCACCAGCGCAACGAGAAGAAAGTCGGCAAGGCCGAGTACACCAAGTTGCGCGGAAAGAACTACTAGGGGTTGTGGGTCAGACGGAAATACCCGTTTGAATTTTTATAAGTGCTTCAATGACAACGGAAGGGGTAAAAAATGGTGCCTAAACATGACACTACACGGGGGGAAACCCGCGCATATGTGTATTCGGACTATTCGCGCCGAAACAACTACATATCGGGTTTGTCGCATAATTTGTATTCCGACTATTTTGTCGGCAAACACAAGACTCCCGCACCGCAGCATGACTCTCTGACCCCCTGGTCGGAGCAGCGAATCAAGGCCACGCTCGACGCCTACCGTCGCCAGCAGCTGGCCGAAACCATCTTCGAGACAATCCTCTTCGCGCTGTTCGGCGCGATGCTGGTCTTCGCCTGCCTGGCTGAGTAGGGGGGGGCGACCATGACCAATTTGACAATGGGCCGCGCCCTGCGCGACGCCCAGCTGACTCTCTTTGAGCAGAGAGACACAGCGTTCCTGAGTCACTGCCGAGCACTAGCTGTTGAGATAGCTCGGACACAAGGAACAGTGTGCATCAATGACATTCGGTCACAGGTGCGCTTACCCGCAGAGCTGCACCCGAGCGTCCTCGGGTCGGTTTTTAAGTCAAAAAAATTCAAGGCGATAGGGTTCACCGAGGCCACGCATGCAGCTGCGCACGCCCGTGTCATTCGCGTGTACGCACTGAACGAGGAGGAAAACTAAATGGCAGGTAAAAAAACACCGGACACGATGCTGTCTTGCAGCCGGCTACCGGCACTCATGGGGCTGTCCAAGTACAGCACCCCCAACGACGAGCTCGAGCTCTCGATCGCAGCCATCAGGGGCGACGAGCGCAGCAATAAACAAAACGAATCGATGGCCTGGGGCGACCGGCTTGAGCCCGTCATCCTGCGGGAAGCCGCCGAGCGCCTGCAGCTGGTTGACTTGGTGACCGAGCACGACCAAGCGCATTTCCATGCCGACCTACCGCTGTGCTGCAGCCTGGATGCCACCGCTGATGGTCGCGGCCAGGTGATTACCACTGACCCTGATGCTGGCATCTTTGTCATCGGCCAGGACAGCATTCAGCTCGACGGCGTGGGTGTCCTCGAGGCCAAGCTGACCGCAGTGTCGCCCGAGAATGCGCCGGCTCTGTATCGCGGCCCGATCCAGCTGCAAGGTCAGATGGACATCATCAAGGCCAAGTGGGGCGCGGTCTGCGTGTTGTATCAAGGCACCCAGCTGCGCATCTTTCTGTTTGCGCCACACCAGCAAACGGTAGAGGCCATCGCCCAGGTGACCAAAGATTTCCAGCGCCGCCTGGAAAAGTTTAAAGCCAGCGGCGAGATCGACTTCTACCCGCCGGCCAACAGCGCAGATGCCGACCGCATGTTCCCGGTCGCGGAAGAGAAGACCGTCCAGCTTGACAGCGAAGCCGAGCTCCTGGCTTGGAAAATCTTGGACGCGAACAAGCGAGCCAAGCAGGCCGAGACCGATCGCGCTGATGCAGAGAAAGATCTGAAGGTACTGCTGGGTGAGGCAAAGGTAGGCATCGCTGGCAAGTACGAAATCAAGTGGCCGATGCGCGGCTTCAAGGCACAGCCGCAGAAGATCGTGCCAGCCAAGGAGGCTTACAGCATTCGTCAATCCACCCTATCAGTAAAGGAGATCACAGCATGACACACAGCGAACTAACAAAACTAGAAGCAGCCCACGCACGCGCCGTTGTCGCGCTGTTGAACACCATTCCGAAATGCAGCGAAGAGGAGGCCGAGGAAATCGTTGAGAGCTTTACCGCGCTGATCTTGTACACCATCGAAGCATTCTTACCAGAGGGGGAGCGCGATGCAGCTGACTACAACTAACCGGCAAGGCTTCGCACCGGCCACGATGGGCGAAGCTATGGAGTTCTCGAAGATGCTGGCTGAGTCCAGCATGGTGCCGCGTGCCTACCAGGGCAAGCCGCAGGACATCATGGTCTGCGTGCAGTGGGGCTATGAGCTTGGCTTGGCACCCATGCAGGCGCTGCAAAACATCGCCGTCATCAACGGCAAGCCCTCGGTCTACGGTGACGCCATGATGGCTCTGGTGCAGGCCTCGCCGGTCTGCGACGGTATCGATGAGCACATTGAAGGTGAAGGCACAGCCAACCCGGTCGCGGTCTGTATCGCCAAGCGCAAGGGCCGCAATCCGGTGATCGCCAGGTTCAGCGTCGAGGATGCCAAACGGGCAGGGCTATGGGGTAAGCAGGGGCCGTGGCAGGCCTACCCGAAACGCATGCTGCAGATGAGGGCCAGGGGCTTCGCATTGCGTGATGCGTTTCCTGACGTGCTGAAGGGGCTGATCACTGCCGAGGAAGCGGCGGACTACCCAGACGAGGCCAAGCCAAAAGAGCGGGATGTCACCCCGGCCAAGCCGGCCAACCCGCTGGATGCCATCGCGCCGCCGGCACCGCCACCAATCGAGCTCGCGCCGATTGTCGAAGAGGCCGAGCTGGTCGAGCTCGCCGAGCTCGCTGTCGAATTGCAGAACGATTCTGCAGAATCTGTAGAACCTGCTGCAAAGCCTGCCGTGGTAGATCCGTGGTTGCTGATGGTGCCTGGCAAGAAGGAGGGCGACGCACCGACCAAGCACTCCGAGTACCCAGGCATGATGGAGTGGGGCGTTGCCTACGATGACCTAGCCGACCAGATGTGCCGCACTGCCAAGCTGCCGGCCAGAGATCGGATGACCAAGCTGCGGCTGTTCAAGGAAGCCAACCAGGTGACGTTTGATCGGATGAGTATGGTCGAGCGGCTGCCGTTCGGACAGCGCTACCAGAACCGGCTCAAGGCGCTAGGGCCAGCAATCGAAAAAGACCCCGGTGCCTGACCGGGGCAAACACCAGCGCGTGGGAGATGGCGCAAGGAGTGGCGCCGCGCTGGTGAAGTCAGCGAGCTCTTAGGGTTTCGTACTGTCTGACGCAGTGGTCGAGGGCGATCCTAAGTTCCTCTGCTCGGGCAGCTTCCCTGATAAGAAATTCTGCATCGGGCCGAGGAAGCTCTGCTCCCGTGCAGCTGCAGGCGGGGCAGACAGCGCCGGCGGTACCGGACACGGTACTTGCCGGGGCGGTGCGCTCGGGGCGCTTGCGCACGCTGTCAGCCAAAGCGGCAGCAAGCTGATTACTATTCCTCTGCTTTTCATTCGCATCCTCTCTTAACTGGTCAGCCTGGGCCTGCAGCTGCTGTTCCTTCTCTCGGGCAGCGGCTTGCGCCTTGGCATACTCCTCCGCGAGCTTGGCCTTCTCCTGATCCCAGGCCTGTTGTACCTCGGCCCTGCCGTGCGACGCACCCTTGATGTACCCGGCACTGCCGGCGACCGCGACGGCGATAACGGCACCGGCAAGAAAGTAGGGATTCATTTCTGACCCGGCACAGACTTGCCTTCGAGTTTCTTATGCACCTTCACTTCGCGGCACACTTCTTTCTCTTTGCCGGTCTTGTCCTTCTCCATCCGGCAGACTTTCTTCATCTCGCCGCCAGCGTGGACGTTGAACGACAGCACCAGGCTGGCGACTGCGGTCACCAGCATGCGAATCATCACTAGGGTGTTCATGGTTACCTCCTCAGATCTCAGGTTCAGGGGCCGGGGGCGGTGCCTTCTTGCCACCGAATCCGGTCACGACGGGTGCAGTCTCGAGCTGCGGTTCCATGCGCACAGGCGCATGAGCTGGTGCTGCAGCCTTCGGAGCAGGCGGCTGCGGGTCTTGCCAATCGCTGGCCTTCGATACGCCAGGCGGCGGGTCAATCAGTTTGGCCACACCGTCCTTGCCCTTGATTGCGAGCAGGGTGGCCAGTGCGCCGAGGATGTACTTGGACATGTCTGACAGCAGCATGAAGAACTGCTTGTCAGCAGGCGCGATGCCGACCATCGGCTGGGTCACAAACACCACCGAGTACATGGCAAGGCTCGACATCATCAGCAGCACCAGGCAGAAGGTCGCGCCGATGATCAGCTTGATGTATGAGTCAATCAGATCTGGTGTCCATTTCATTTCTGTTCCTCCGGCTTGAAGTCAGCAGCTGGTACCAGCTGGTCGGGGCAGGTGCCGGTCATCGCGCAAGTCGGGCGCTGGCACTCGGCTTTGTTCCAGTTCTTGTTGTCCTGGCATGGATAGCGGAAGCGGTCTTCGCAGGACGCGACGCCGAGGACGATGGCAGCAGCGATCAGCAAGGCCTTCATCAGTGGCCTCCCTGCATGATCGACAGCGCGTGGTTGTAGTGCTTGATGCGATCGTTCAGTCCGATCGTGCCGCCGTTGATGCGCTTGGTCAGGGTCAGGATGTCGCCACCATCGGCCCACTGGTTGAGCTTGTTGGTTTCCCAGAACCAGCAGGCCGACTGCGCAGCGCCTTCAAACGTGCCGAGATAGGCCGGCACGTCGTTGATGTTCATCTCAAGGCTGTCTGCAAAGCTCTGGTAATTGCTGCGGCCTGTGAGCTGAATGAGACCGCGACCGCAGAAACGCCACCCATCACCGCTAGACTCGTCACCATTACCCATTCGGCTGGCGTACACGCGGTTTGCGATGGCTTCTTGTCGGTTGGGTCTGCTGCAGTATTCGTTGGCGAGCTCATCGGTCGGGAAGTATTTGGGGAAAATCCGGCGCAGCGTGGCCGGCTTGTAGTTCAGGTTTTCTTTGAGCACCATGAAGTTGCCAGACTCATGGGCGCACTGCGCAACGAAAGCAGCGATCCGCTTCGGCGTGTTGATGTCGTAGTCATCCAGCAGCGTCGAGCCGCCGAGCTCTTCCTGCGGCTGCGCCAGCGCCTCATGCCACTCGGCGACATAAGGGTTGCGCGGAATCATTTGCTTCAGCTGCGCTAGTGTCAGCATCAATACCTCCTGTTGGGTTCTGTACTGCGCTCCTCTAAAATTTCTCGCCTCAACTGTTTCATTTTCTTGACCTCATGCACCGCAGCCTGGGTGGCGTAGTACATGTCGTAGTACATGAAGGCCAGCACCGGCATGACAATGAAGAACATCAGCAGCACTGCCATCACCGTGATCAGTAAACCCCAAGGGATATCCTCTGGATCGCGCTTCGAGTTATTAGCCACATTAGACCCACCGCCCACAGAATTACGAACACGATCGCTCCAACGTATATCAGGCGAGCCTTGAGCCGATTTATTGCCGCCCTTCGTTGCCATCTAGCCGCCTGTATCTTTCTTGTCTCTATCGCCAGCGCCTCTGCCTGCTCATTCTGAATGTCTTGCCAAGCCTTCTCAAAACGGCTCCACACTGAGCCAAGCTCTTGAGGTGTCCCAAATACCATCTGTTCGCGTACTTGAGCCAGCATCTCGTTCAGCTTAGACTCTAGCCGGATGCGCTCCAGAGCCCTGCGACCTAGCGATAAGTCACCCTTGTAAACCTCCTTCGCTGCTGCCTCGCTCTGCACATATATCTTTGCAAGCGCCTCGTACTGGTCAATAAAATTTCCAAGGTTTGACCAGATGTCATTCAGCACGTCATCCGGCGTGGCCTTCGCCACCTCCTGCACTCGCTTGACTTCTTCGTTGTACTGCTTCGTCTGCTCTTTACTCGGGCTGACGATCTTGTTGTACTGCTCCTTCAGGTCTTTCAGTACGTCACTGACATCCCCGCTCGTGGATTTAATCTGCTTGTAGAGCTCGACTCCGCGCTTGGCAAGATCGATGGCTGTAGCGCAAGCGCGGTAGGCTGCCGCGATTGTGATCGGATCAAGCACAACATCAGAACAGGTGGAGCTGCTTCTTCATGCTGATGATCTCTTCGCGCAAAGCATCGTTAGCTTCCTCGCACTTGCGGTTCTGCTCTTCGACCGCAGCCAGCCGATCAGACAGACGCGCAACTTCTTCGCGCAGTGTCTTGATCACATGTTCGATGGCCTCATCGTGCAACGATGCGACTTTCTCATCACGACGGTCGCGCTTAATCATGCGCACAAACGCATACCAGCCTCCAGCCAGCGCAACCAATCCTCCGCCAATCTTTGTGATTAAGTCTTCCATGCTCAAGTCAATCCGCTAATCTGCGATGTAGTCAATGCGCTGATC